TTTTAATACCGCCGGTGTTATCTCTACAACCGAGGGTTTGTCCTGATGTTATTTGACAAGGTGATGGCATATTATTATTGGTTTAAATTGTTATTGTTTAAGCAATCTCATTACTTACCCAGAACTCAGGGTATGCAATATTAACTCCTAGTTTGGTCGATATTCTATGACGGAGCGTATCTGTGTTGATATCATACCATAATTGGAATTCACTAAAGTCGCTAAGTAAATCAGTGCCTACAACAATATGTTTAGCAGGGCCTAATACTACTCTGTTCGAACCTTGTAGACCTACAGTACCAACTACTTTGATATTTGGAGAGAAGGGATAAGCCATTTCATACAAATTCTTGCGGTTAGTTACAGCACCTGGATCGAAATAGAAGTTGTTAGCACTTCTAAGAGCGGTGATGTAGTTACGGAAGTTAGTAATAGACATGAAGAATGTTAAGTCATCTCTGTTAGCAACATCAGCAGATGAAGTAGCAATCATTGTATCCATGGTGTTCAAAATGTTAGCAGCGCTCATAGAAGCAGCAGTAGTAGGTACAGGAACAACACCAGCTGTAGAACCAGTGATAATTCTGTTCAAACCACTAACGGCACAAGTTCCACCGAAGGTAGAAGATGAACCACTAACTTGTTGCCATAAAAATTGATCGTTTGCTTTTTGGAATTGGTTTACTAACAATTCGCTATAAGCGTTTGCGAGTGCCCATGTTTCATTATATGAACCTTTACCTAAAGAAGAAATACCAAGGTATTTGGTATCTAAATCTTTTAAGCAAAGGGCATCAAATGAAGTGCGAGGACACACTGTAATGTTTCTTTGGGTAAATTGAGCAGTTCCAGCAGCTGAAGATACGCAAGTTGAGTTGTTCATAGTTATTGAAACGTCAAACAAGTTGATCGGCTCAGTCCCTTTAACACCCTCTTGAACAGTAACATATTCTACAGTAGAACCACCATATACCATTTTTAATACGAGTTCGCCAGCAAGTTCGTTATTGAAATTGGCTAACGAGGAGACGGATAATGACATAATAATTTATAGGGGTTTAATTGGTTGGGTTAAAATTTTTGGGCTTTGATTTTAATATATCCCTCATCATAGCATACCTTCTGGGGTCTACTGAATTCATTTCTTTAGATTCAAGGGAGAAATTTTTCCTTGGAAGTGTTTGTTCAACAGCAGGCTCAGCAGACATTTTTTCTACTTTAGCTTTTAAATCTGCCATCTCTTTTTTAACAAATTCCATTTCGCTTTTAATTACTTCGGCTATTGCTTCGGCAATTTCAGGGAATTTTAGAGTATCTTTTACATCTTCACCTTCAACAGCAAATTTGCCATCTACAGGTTCAACGATATCTACTTTAGTTGGATCTGGAGCAACAGGAGCACTTGTTGATGTTGTAGTATTAGTTTCTTCAATAGCAGGAGGAGTTACTTGTTCTACCATTTCGGCTTCTTTCTCTAACTCAGTTACTACACCACCTTCAGTTTTGATGATGATACCGCCTTCGAGTTCATGTTTGCCGTCTGGAGCGTCCATTTTTTGTCCTTCTGTTGTTTCAACTTTTACTTTAGCACCTAAAGTTAATTCTTCGCCTTCAAACAAAAGTGTGAAAGCGCCATTTTTATCTTTAAGTTCACCAAAAGTTTCCTTTACTTCTTCCAAATTAAAATAGCTTTTAACTAATTCTTTTAGTTTTTGAGCATTCATAATTTTAGATTGTTTTTAAGGGTGGATAAATTATCATAATATACATATCATGGCTATTATGAGGAAAAATTGCACAGGAGCTTATTGTTGCGAGTCCTGATATCGCCTTGCTAATATTTTCGCAGCACAAACTTTTTCAAATGCTTTACTGCGGTATGTTGCTCCTGGTTTATTACCAGCTAAAGTTGACATACATGCTTCCATTTCTTCTGGAGTTATGCTTGCTAATTCTTCATTAGTAAAATCACGTGATGTTTTGAGTGATTCAAATTTTTCAATGTTTGAGTTTTTCATTTTTTGTTTATTTAATTGAGTATAGCAGATAGCAGTAGCTTGTTCTGTGTCTTTACCTTCATCTACTAAAAAGGAAACACACCTTGAAATAAATTCATCTTTGGTTTCAGTCAAATTGCGTTGTGGGATAGGCATATTAATTTGATTTAAGTAATTCTAAAAACATGCCTTCAACACTAAAGCCTTTAATTTCTTTAGCTTTTATTTTTTCCCATATTTCTTCATTATCTATTTTATACATTCCCATCCATGTTCCTACACTATGTTGTTGATTATATAAATTAGATTTATCTTTATCCATATCTTCTACAATCCATGTTTCAATAAGTGAAACCCCATCTACTAAATCACCATCATGTTCGATATTACTAAAATGAATATTTCCATCTTTCATAAATTTTTCGGCTAATTTCCTAATAGTATCTTCAGTGAAATAGACAAAATATTCTTCATTTGTTTCTTCGTCTACTCGTTTAATAAGTTTATTTGGAATCATTAGTGGTCCTACTAATTTACGTTGTTCGTTTACATAAGTGGGTAATGTTCCTACTTCTAAATCAAATTCATTAGCAAATATATGTTTGAATACTTCATGCTCTATAGCAGATAATTGTTCGCGTTTAGGATGTTCAGTAGGCAATAAATCGTAATCAGTTGTATATTTTGGATTTTGTGGTCGTCCGTTTTTAATTAAATATAAAAAAGCATTTACACGAGCCATAGCCCATTGTTTAGCAGAAGATACATTAGGAGAGTGAGATGTATTGTAAGCACCCAAACCACGTTGATATACTGATTTTAAAGCGCCTACATTAGCTCCATATCCTAATTTATCTTTATATTTTTCATTAAATTCATCTGCTTTTTTCTGTAATGATTCTTCTGTTGTTTTATCTACTTCTGCTCCTCTACTTGAATCGGCTTTTCCTTTAGCACTACCCTCACCTTTTGGAGATGGATTTGGAGTATCACTTTTTGGAGCTTTAGGAGATGCTTTTATACCTCCTCTTGGTCCACGTTCAGCAAACGTATCTAATATTAAAAAACTTTCTTTAAATGTTTCACCTGCTTGTCTTAGTTTCTTTTCGGCCCAAGGTAAAGCAGATTCTCCACCCCATAATAAATAACTGATATAGCCACAAGCATCATAATCTCTTCTTTGTTTAGCTAAATCATAATTATCTTTTTGACGAATTAAAAATGAGCGCATTCTACGAATTGTATCAAGTGATAATTTTTCACCATTTACTAATTGTTGAGCACGAACTTTACCAACTTGAGTTGCGCAAGGATTACCTAATGCTTCATTACGTTTAATTCCCATCGTCGCAGCATCTTTAGCCGATTGTGGGTAATCATCATATGTTTCAAAGTAATATTTTTGGGCATTGAAAGCATAGAAATCTTGTTCTATAGCGGGTTCTTCTACTAATGCTATAGCTTCTACTCCTGCCTCTAAGGATTCATTTAATATTAATTCTACTATTTTCATATCGATACATATTATCTATAATCTTCTTCTGTTTTGTAATTGTTGCTCAGCTTCTAATCCATTACTTACATCGCTTGATACAACATAAGCACGGATAGGTTGTGAACCCATCCCCATTCCATTTGGCGAATTCATAGGATTACCACTATTACCAAATTGTTGATTGCCTGGGTCATTTGGATTAGGTATGGGTTGATTAAATTGTCCACCTGTTAAAGCAGTAGACATAGCACCTGTTGCGCCTCCACCTCCTCCTCCTCCTCTGTTTGGTGGAGTTGGGGTAGAACCTGTATATTGTTGTTTTTTAATACTTGATACTGTGTTTGCCATTTGAGTTAAAATCATTGCAGATAATATAGCTCCAAGAATTGGGCCTAAAATAGGGCCTAACTGCATCGCACCTCCAAATGCTTGGAACGCAGCAGATATACCTGATGTAATAACATCGGCAATTTTTAATTTTTTGTTATCCTCAAAGGCTCTTTTTCTTTCTTCCTCCATTCTAACATTCTTCTCATACTCTAATTGTTCGGTTTGCGCAGCTATTTCTTCTTCAGTTCCTGTAATAGTTGCTAATTTCTCATTATATTCAGCTTCAATAGCGTTTAATCTATCTTCACTATCTTGTTCAGCCATTGCTAACATTCCGCTAGTGATAGAGTTTAATGTACCTAAAATACCTGCTATTTGTTGAGCTTGAAATGAACTAAAAAATTGGGTTAATTTAGTGCCATTTTTAACAAAGTCTTCAAGTGCTTTTGTTTTTTCTTCTTCTAGTTTCTTATATTCCTTACTATCTTTTGGATAGAGTTTCATTCTACCCTCAAAAAACTGTTCTAATTTCTTCTTTCTTTCAAAATAATTTCCATCCTCAACATTCAATAAAGCTTTTAATATTCCTTCTTTAAATTCTCTTTCATCATTCTCAATTTTCTCAACTTCTTCTTTTGCTTTTTTAGC